GGATAGTTACCTTAAATTGTCAATCATGGGATTACCAAAAAGACTTACAGAAATGCAACAAAGATTCGCCGAGTTTTTAGTATTCGGCGGACCTGATGGACCTATGACTAAATCAGAGGCAGCCCTAGCCGCTGGCTACAGTCCTAAACGTGCAAGACAAGAAGGATCCGAACTTACAAACCCTAAACTATCTCCCCTTGTTGTTAAGTACATAGGAGAACTGAAAGAAGAAAGATTACGAAAACATGAAGTGACCTACGAAGGACACGTGGCTGAACTAGCTAGACTCCGTGAGGCAGCGTTGAAGAAAGGCTCTTTCTCTTCTGCTGTAAATGCTGAAGCAAATAGAGGAAAGGCTGCAGGACTATACATAGACAGAAAAATAATAAAAACTGGGAAACTAGAAGATATGTCAGAACAAGAATTAGAAGCAAAGATGAAACAAATTTTAGACGACTACGGTCAACTAATAAATGTGACTCCATCTAATGAATCTTCGTTATCTTCTTCACACAAGAAGTTGGAAAAACAGAACGCTCCGAAAAGTGAATAGAACCGTCTGGCTCTACATCATAACCTGCAAATATTTTTACAGTATCTTCATCTTTACTAAATAACCAACCTTCGCTAACTGGTGTTGCTAATCTCATATCCTTAAATTCTTTCTCAGAACCCCAACCGCCCTCAGTGATAATATCAATCCAATCAATTCGCACACGCTTGTATGGAAAAGGGACCTGTTGCTTTACAGTCTTCGGTTTGGTGTAGCTATTTATGCGTCTGGATTTTCTTGGCATATATGTTTCTACCACAGATTATATATTTTGTAATATTAAAATCCCCGCGCAGTCTGGGTTTTCACCAAAGTAGTAATATTGACTATAAAAAGTGTCCCAAACGTCCACCAAAAACACTAAAAGTGTCCACCCCCTGTCCACCACTTAGCCTTATATACCAACGAAAAACACCCAAGTGGACACAAAGTACACTTTTTCTCACGAAGAAAATTTTTTTTTTTCAATCTGTCCCACACGCATATTAGAGAATGTTTTTTGCCTTCTTTTCGCCATAATATTTCCTCATTACGGACAACTTTTCCTCTGCCCTGCCTATTTGGCCCAACAGTTTGTCCACCTCTCCGGTAATATCAACGTGTTCTGGTATCACCATGTTGTGGTCCTCTATGCATTTTATCTTGTATAATGCATCTTCAATATCTGCTTCGTATCTCTTTAGAAGCGTTCTAAACAGCATATCATTCATCCTTGTCCTCCTTTGTCACAATATTGCCATATTCATCCATGTACATTAAGAATAATTTTTGACTATCAAAATAGTAACCATGAAATTCTAATTTATTTTTTAAAGTCTTCTGCTTTGATTTGCACATTTGCTTTCTCCTTTTCGTCAAATTTTAGGTCATGATAACTGTCCAATCTTTTCAAAAACTCATGTTTATAGCGCCTTAATTCAGCCCCACTTACAACAAACTCTTGATAATATAGGTCAGGTGTGCAGACCATAATTACACCCTGTTCAATCTTAGAATCGTGTACATAATCATGGGCCATGGCGTATGCTGCGATCTGCAACTTATAGTCTACAATCCATTCTTCTTTCTTTGGTCTGTTTGATTGTTTAAAATCTACAATACTATCTTTGCCGTTATGTACGCAAACCAAGTCAGTAGACCCAGCGTATAGCCCAGGGTAATACAACGTGACTTCCGAGCCGTAATATTCTTCAACTGGCGCAAGACCGATTTCAATAACTTTTTTGGCCATGGCTTTCGCCGCCTGTCCGATTTCTGTAAGATCATCGTAGCCAGTTCCGAGTATATAGTGTTCCAGGAATTTGTGCATAGCTGTCCCCCTATTACTAGATAAGTTTTTGATTCTGTCTGCTTCTTTTTCTCCAACTTTGGCCTTCCAGTCTTTTAAAAATTGTTGATCTTTGGTAGCGCCTAATATCGTAGTTACACTAGGAAGTCTAGAACCATTTACATCATAGAGCCGTGTTCCTTGGTCCTCGATCCGTGAGGCACTGACATAGGTGTATCTATTATTTTTCTTGATAGCTTTACCTATATTCTCGTATTCCAATAAATCCTCTTCACTCATCATTTTATATTATTAATCACGTAGTATATTATAATCAGTCCAATCAATAGACAGACCATATTATAACCAAACATACCTATTCCATATCCAGCTGTCATAGCTTATCTTTTAACTCCTTTAGATAGTCCTCTTCATCTTTTCTTTTATCATACTTTATCATGTTAGCCTGTTGACGCCACGCCCACGCGTGAAGTTTACCAGACCAACCCATCAACCATATAAAAAATTTTAGTTTCATTCTAGTACCATCGCTTGTTTGTATTGTTCCATGCTCACTACATTACCATCCACTATATGTGGATCGTAGTGATCTATTATTTTTTCAACCTTTTCTAATTTAGTTTTAGACCAAGGCCAAATCAATCTACATACCTGGTATGCATCACGAAATGTACATCGCCATTTGTATTGCATAAGATACTTAGTTCCATCTTTACGTAGACCCTTTCTAGGCTTTCTAACAACTGTTCCAACATTTAAAACCTCGTGGACCCAACGTATAACATGTTCATCCGTCATCGTTATCTCCATACTTATTCTTTGTGACATAGAGTATCTATACCCTTTACCGTTATGTTTCTTTTTCTTTTCCTTACGTCTAGCGTAATAGATACTACCCTCACCATCAAAGAGTCCAGATATATACGCCATGTCCTCATTTGTTATGTTATTCATACAACCCTCTTGGTTTCCGTGCACGTACTCCCAAGAGAGCAAAGGCTCGAATACTCAGGGTATGGTTCTAGCAATCCCGATATGTAACCTCCAGAGGTGTTTAGCGCGTAGCATTTTTTTTCACCTAGAGCTCGTCCTTTTCTATTCTGTAAAATTTTATTTAGCATCATTTGTTATTATCCATTTAAGTGTTGATGTTGCAGGGTCAAAACTATCAAACTCTAGCTTAGTGCAGTTTGTTAGAAGGACCATCATCGATAAGATCATCAGTAACCGTTTCATAAAATTCTCCTTCTGAGTCACAGTCCCAACACTGATGAACCTCACTTCTGTCTCTAAAATCTACAGATGGGTCGCCATCAATTTTTGCAACTCTGACATAACCATTGCCGTGACATGTGTCACAGATTATTGTTTTTACTCTAGCTTTTTTTAATTTTGCCATTTAACTTTTTCGCTTTCTCGTTTGCTATTGATTCAATTGTCTTTGCTATAGATAATTTTGCATCGGGCAATAATACCTTTGATAACTTATCTAAAGTAGCGTATGTTTCTTTTGTTAGAGAAACATTTTTATATTTACTCATGTCTGTCATGCGCGTTTCCTTTCATTTTAATAACTCATATATAGGTGATTTTATAGGATTGTCAATGAAAATTTTGTTAAGTTTAATAATTTGTTCCAGCGTTGCAGGTGAATGTATGCCACCTTTTGAGTGGGAAGAAACATTTAGAACTAAGTATGATTGTTTAGTTTTTGGATATGAAGAGTCACTTAAAAAAATGGAAGAGATTGGCAGAGAAGAGGTTAACAAACACGGCATATATCTTAAATTTTATTGCACACCAGTCGACACTATTTGACAATATGGCAAGATTGTGGTAAAGGGGGATAATTTCTCACCATTACCTACCCTTGTTTTTCCCTCTTTAGGGTAGGTGTTTCTTGATCCCACATCCATAGTAAAAGAACTGCAGGTGAAATCAAAAGACTAGTTACAAATACAGCCAATAAAATCACCAGTGCCATCCTTCATCACGTGTACGTTAAACGGTGCTTCATGATACGTGGTCAAATGTAATCGTAGTATATCACAAAGATCAAGACAGTTTATTTTATCCATAATCTCGACACCTACCATCATCTCCTTTGTGACAGATACCAGACTATACAGACCGTCGTTTAGTAATATTAGATCCATCATTTACTTTCGTTCCATGATTTAAAACATTTTTTAATCCTGATGCTTTTATTTGCATATGAACCCCATAAGATTGCCATGCTTTTCTCATTAAGTTTAATTCTAATAATAGACTAGACCATTGTCCTTGCAATGCACCATTAATTTTTATTGTTACAGTTTTTTCTTTCATATCTACAATGTAGGATTTTTTAGGATAATGTCAACCACTATCTTCTATGTTTCCCCATTCTCTTTTCATGTTTATTAGGACTCTTCTTGTGCCTGCCTGGTCTTTTTCTAGGCTTTGCTCGTGGGGCTGTGACTAGACCAAACTTAGCTTTCTTTGCCATCGCTAAAATATCCTTTAACTACAGATTGTAGTGTTGCTTTTTCTAATCTTGGTATGTAACTTATTTTACCATTAACAAATTGCTCTAAATCTGCGCCACATGTTATGCACCTAAAGTATTCTCTAGTTAGGCCTACCAACATTGTATACTCATCACATGTTGGACAGATACCATTAACTATCTCCGTGTGAAATTTTATTATTTTTTCGGTCATATATTCTTTTATTCTTTATCACTTTATTCTTAAAATGTCTAAGACGCTTTGCAACAGGATTACGCTTCTTATTGAGTTTTTTCATTACTCAATAATAAGTTTTTTAATAGATAAAGACCCATCAATATTTTTTTCTAATTCTGCAGAACCCTTCCAGCATTTGTAGGTTACAGATTCTGAATACTGTCTCTCAGCTTTACGCTTACCATTAAGACACATTCCCATCGAGTCTTGAATACGTGCCTCCTTAATCTCTCCGTTTACAAACATAAGTAATCCTACCACAGCTTCTATCATACTACCTTGCCTTTGTTTTCACCTTGCTTGATAACATATTTTTGTGTACCATGTTTGCCAGTTTCAACTTCTTTTTTTAAATCTTTGACATAACTCATCTGTTTAGCTTGTTTATTCATGTCAGCTATGTAATCTAAAACTTTTTTAGTGATTCTTCCCGTTGCCATTTGTATATTTCATTTCTCTGTTTGCATCTTTTAATTTTTCTATGTCTACCAAAACCTTATCCATTTGTTTACGTAAAAACTCAATGTTAACTTTGTTTAATGCCATAGATTCTATGTGTTCATTTAACTTGTCAGTCTGCTTATAAAGATCCTCAATCATCATGAATTGTTCCGAATCGGCGGGCAATGAACCTAGTTGTCCACGTGGCCATTTTATTCTAAA